ATGTTGGCGCTAACGTTGGAGTATTTTAGCCTATTGTAAATCCGTAGCCAGTGCCGCCTGCTACTGACAATGCAACATCAGCTTCTAACTTTTCAATTTCTTGCATTGCTTCATTTTTAAGTGCATCACCATTAAGTGTTGAACCGCCTTGTGGGCCTGCTATTGTAGCAAACTTACTACGTGCTTCGCCTAGCATATATTTACAACTAGCAAGTGTATAGTCTTTGATCCATTGACTTGCAAGATAGTCTTTAAGTAATTCACTATCTGGACGATAGTTGTATGCATATAACATTAATGTTTCTTCTGTTCTAGGTCTTTGTAGTAATGTTAATTGCTTACTAGTATTGTTCCATTTAAATTCAATAAATGATCCAAACATTCTTCCTACTAGTTCTTGGTACTGACTAAACATATCATATGTTGCTAGTCCGCCCATGTTACTACTTGACATTAAATAAGTGTTTGTATATGCTAAGTTAAACGGTTCAAAGTTAGTTCCGCCGTCACCGCCACCTGAACGTGATCCAATTGATCTACGGAATATTTGACGCACTTCCATTACTTCATTTGGTAATGTATATGTGTTTTCGTCTTCAACAGTTGGCATAAACAAATAACTTTCTTCAACCGAGTTATCACTACGCTGTCTAAATTTAGATAGTGCTTTAGATAATGCTGTATTGTAGTGTATAGGATCAAGCTCAACGTCAATCATACCTCCGCCGAGCATTGCGTTAACGTAATCAAATACAGTTTGTTTTTGTGTTGCTAGATCTGTTGTCATAATGTTATATTCTCCGTACTTGTATTTATCGATAAATATAGTTATGCCGAGATTAAGTTTATACAAACCACATAAGAGTAAAGATTACGAATTTTTAGATAATATTATTCGAGAGCAATTCACCGTTGGCGGAACTGATATACACATACACAAGTATATTGGTACTGATGATGGAGAAACAGCAAAGGATCATACTCAAATACAAGATATGATGTTTCTAGAAAATAGAGACAGAAAATATGATGAAGATATTTACACTACTAGAGGTATTTACAGTGTGCAAGACATTGACTTTGATTTAAGTCAGTTTGGTCTGTTTTTAAGCAATGACACAATATTCTTAACTATACACATTAACAGTAGTGTAAAAACACTTGGTAGAAAAATAATGAGTGGCGATGTTGTTGAATTTCCGCACTTAAAAGACGAGTACGCAGAAAATGATTTTAATGTAGCACTTAAAAGATACTATGTTGTAGAAGATGTAAATCGTTCAGCAGAAGGATTTTCACAAACATGGTATCCGCATTTATATCGTGTAAAGCTAAAACAAATATACGATGGTCAAGAATACAAAGATATACTAGATCTTCCAGCAGAAGAAGGTCAGGATACTTCACTTAGAGATTTGCTTTCAACATATGAAAAAGAAATGCAAATTAATAATGCTGTTGTAAACGAAGCAACTGAAGAACTACAACAAAGCGGTTATGACACTACTAGTTACTTTACATTAAGTACTGACGAAAGTGGTGATGTTGAATTAAGTAGTACCACCGACAGTGATGGCCTTAGTGAAATGACTCCTCCAGATAGACCAGGTTATAATGGTTATCTAGTAGGAACAGCTTTGCCGCCGAATGGCGAAACTGTTTTTGGACACGGGATAAGTTTTCCTGGCGATGCAGAAGCAAATGATTATTTTTTAAGAACGGACTTTATGCCTAATAGATTATTTAAATATGTAAACGGACGTTGGAATAAAGTACAAGATGTACAACGTGCAGACTTGTATGGTAGCAATACAACTAATAACCAAAAAGGTTCGTTTATTAATAATGATAGTGCAACTACTACTGTAGCTGGCGAAACATTCAAAGAAAAACAAGGTCTTTCGCAGGCGCTTAGACCAAAGGCAGATAATTAATGCAACATTTTTACGATAAACAAATACGAAGATATCTTACACAGATGATCCGCATGTTTAGTGGATTTTCATATGCTGATGGCAAGGGTGCTTTAGTAACTGTACCTGTTAGCTACGGAGATCTTACACGTCAAGTTGCAAACATTATACGTGATAATAGTGAAAATAAAATGCCAAGTGCGCCACGCATGAGTGTGTATGTTACTGGATTAGAAATGGACACATCACGTTTAAGCGATAGCAGCTATGTTAATAAACTTAACATTAGAGAACGTGCTGTAGATGCAAATGGTGTTGAGTACTTAAAAAAGGAAGGCAAAAATTATACAGTAGAACGTTTGATGCCTACACCTTATAACCTTACAATTAATGTGGATATTTGGTCAAGTAATACTGACCAGAAATTACAAATATTAGAACAGATATTAATGCTGTTTAATCCTAGTTTAGAAATACAAACTACAGACAACTACATTGATTGGACAAGTTTAAGTGTAGTGAATTTAGAAAACGTAACATGGAGCTCAAGAACTATTCCTTCAGGAACTGAAAGTGAAATTGATATTGCATCAATGACGTTTAAAACTCCTATCTATATTAGTCCTCCAGCTAAAGTTAAAAAGCTAGGCGTTATACAAAATATTATTACAGCTATGTTTAGTGATACTGGATTAGAAATTAATATAGACGACACAGCATATGCACAAAGCATGGTTAAAGACTCTCCAGTAAATGCACAACAGGATGCTATACCTAATAAACTACCTGGCAAGCGTGAATCATTGACTAGTGAAACAACACTGATTACTACTAGCCATAATAACTTTGATCTAATCTTTATGAATGACGGAGCAGGTGGACACTACGCACAATTACTAGGCACAAATAGCCTAGGTGACGAATCTTGGACAAGTTATATAAGAGCATTACCACAATTATTTGAGTCAGGAATTACTGAACTAAGATTACAACGATCAAACGGTTATGAAATAGTAGGAACAGTAACTATTAATACAGGCAATGAGTCAAAACTAATTGTAAATATTGATGAAGACACATTACCAGATGACTCTGTTATTGCTGGTGCAACTGGTATTGATGCTATTATTGATCCTGCAAAAGGAAATCCTCAACTACTACCTAATACTAATCCTAGAATACTATTGCTAGGAAATATTGGACATGTACATAGAGGACAGTTTACTACAGATACTAAGATACTACAATACGATACTAACTATCCGTATCATGATGTTACAGATGCAAAAGTATTTGTTAATAATATTCCTGTAAATGCTACACATTATACTGTAGATTCAACAGCCGAAACATATCAAATACGATTTAATGATTTCCTTAATATCAATGATGTAGTTGAATACGAATTGTATTTAGACGAAGACGGTCCTGATGCTTGGAAAAACGCAGATGGATCAGACTTTGCTGCTAGTATAAATGACATTGTAGAATGGGATGGTACTAAGTGGTCAAGAATCCTTAAAGCTAACGAGCAAAAAGACGAAGTGTTTGTTACTAATTTAACTACTAGAAAACAATACAAATGGACAGGCGAAGAATGGATTCTTTCGTTCGAAGGTGAGTATCCAGATGGCACATGGAGACTTGCATACTAATGTAAATATTAGTATGAATGACATTGTTTGTAGTGGTGCATTATTTTATAGTTTAAGTACCCAAAGATTTTTATTTTTACATAGATCAAACGGAAAGCGTAGTAATGCCGTTTGGGGTCTTGTTGGTGGAACTAACGAAGGTGCAGAAACACCTTGGGAAGGATTGCGTCGAGAAATAGATGAAGAAATTGGCGAAGTAACCATTAAGAAAACTATCCCTTTAGAAACATTTGTATCTAACGATACTAAATTTAAATTCCATACATACTTGTGTTTAGTAGATGAAGAATTTCTTCCTACATTAAACAAAGAACACGACGGCTATGCTTGGTGTAGTTTTAGTAAATGGCCTAAACCGTTACACTACGGACTACAAAATACCCTAAACAAAAAAGTTAATTTAAAGAAATTAGAAACTGTATTTAAAGTAATTAATTTACTTGACTAATACTATATTTGAGTGTATAATGATATTATGAAAATTATAATTTTAGGCGACATCATAATCGACCAATATGTATACGGGACATCAACAAGATTAAGTCCCGAAGCACCTGTGCCAGTAGTTATTCAAGAATCAGTTAAAGAAACGTTAGGTGGTGCAGGACTTGTTTATAATAACTTAGTTAACTTAGGTGTCGATGTAGAGTTGTTTGAATACCCGCATCCAAAAAGTACAAAGACTAGAGTTTTATGTGATGGACATTATATAACCCGTATTGATAGCGATATTTTTATGGAAGGTAGTGACACAATTGGTCTTATAAGCGAAATTGACTTTACACAATATGATTATGCACTTTTAATAGATTATAATAAAGGATTTCTTGCACAATCAGTAGAAATAATTCAACATATTACTAATACTTCTAATTGTAAAATTATTGTAGATCCAAAAAAGGATGCAAATGATTATCAAGGTGCTTGGTTAGTAAAACCGAATGGTAATGAATATAACGAGTTTGGCTTTAATAACTGGAAGGGTAATATTATTACAACTAATGCAAACGAAAGTGTTAGTGCTAGAATAAGTGATGATTTTGGAGATCAAGAATTTAGTGTTCCTGTAGAAAATGTCGAAGTATCAGATGTTACCGGTGCTGGCGATTGTTTTATGGCTGCATTTGTTTATGGTCTTACAAAGGGATACGACTTTCAGCGTTGTTTAGAATTAGCTGTAAAAGGTTCTACTGAATCAGTAAAGCATGTAGGTACATATATACTTACAGAAGCCGACCTAAATAAGAAAGTAATCTTTACTAATGGTTGTTTTGATATACTACATAAAGGGCATCTTACATTGCTAAAAGAAGCCCGTGCGTTGGGTGATAAACTAGTAGTAGGACTTAATAGCGATGCCAGTGTAAAACTCTTAAAAGGCAATCTAAGACCCATTAACGATGTTAATACACGGCGTGAACAACTAGAACTTATACCATACGTCGACGAAGTTATTGTGTTTGATGAAGAAACTCCGTATAATTTAATAGAACAACTGATGCCAGACCTTATTGTAAAAGGTGGTGATTATACTGTAGAAGAAATAGTCGGACACGACATAGTGCCAGTACATATTATACCTACTGTAGAAGGTCACAGCACAACTGATATAATAGAAGCAAGTAATGAAAATATTAATAACAGGCCATGAAGGATTCATTGGTAAAAACCTAGCACCGTTTCTTGATAAAGAAAATGATCTATTTGGTTACGAATGGAACCCTGAATCTTTACCAGATGTAAGTGGTTATGATTGGGTAATACACTTAGGTGCAATTAGCTCAACTACTGAGCGTGATGTAGATAAGGTTATGTTACAAAACTATGAATTTTCAAAATGGTTATTCAATCAATGTAATATTAACGGCGTAAACTTCCAATATGCTAGTAGTGCTAGTGTGTATGGTACTAACACTGACTTTAATGAAGATGCTCCAAAACAACCGCAAAGTTATTATGCAACAAGTAAGTATCTTTTCGATCGTTGGATAATGCAACAAGAACATAAAATTATTGTACAAGGCTTTAGATACTTTAATGTATATGGTCAATTTGAAGATCACAAAGGCGATCAAGCAAGTCCAATAACTAAGTTTTTTAACCAGGCAAAAACTGGTACTATTACGTTATTTGAAAACAGTGATAATTATAAACGTGATTTTATATATGTAGGTGATTGTTGTAACATACATCGCTACATGCTAACAACAACAGAAACAGGCATATATAACATCGGTACTGGTATTGCAACAAGTTTTCAAACTATTGGAGAATTAGTAGCTAAAAGATTTAATGCTAATATTGAATATATTCCGATGCCCGATGCGCTTAAAGGACAGTATCAAGAATACACTTGCGCTGACATAAAAAAATTAAGTAACATAGTAAACATGAACTTTACAACTCCAAAGGAATTTATAAATGGATAATAAAACAGAACCTACAAGATTAAGTGGTGCGGTGCAAAAAGGATGGGGATACGAACTTATTTGGGCTACTACTAATGAGTATTGTGGTAAAATTATGTTCTTTAATAAAGCTGGTAATAAAACAAGTATGCACTTTCACAAAGAAAAAGACGAAACTTGGTTTGTAAATAGTGGACAATTTAAAGTGCGTTACATTGATACTAAAGATTCAATGCTATATGAAAAAGATCTTAATGAAGGCGATGTATGGCATAACCCTCCATTAATGCCGCATCAGTTAGTAGCAATAGCAGACGAATCGAGTATTACTGAAGTAAGTACAGCTGACAGTGTTGAAGATAACTTCCGCATAGGCCCTGGCGATAGTCAAGCACCAGCAAATGAGTGATTATAAAATTTCTTGGACTGACACACACGATGATGTGCCAGAGACAAAAACAGTTCCTGCATATGATAACACTAACATTGCACCTAGGTGTGTTATTGGGTTAGACCGAGACGGTGTTATCAATATTGATAGAGGTACTTACACTTATCGTCCACAAGACTTTGAACCTATTGAAGGTAGTCTACATGCTATTACAAAACTACGATACTTGGGACATAAAATTGTTATAATTACAAATCAAGGTGGAATTTCAAAAGGATTGTATACTTCAGATGATGTTGAAGCTGTTCACAGTCATATGTTTGATCTTTTAGCACAAGCAGGATGCCCAACTATCGATGCATTATTTTATAGCGAAAGTAGTTTGCGTAGCGACATGTATGCAAAGCCTAATACAGGAATGTTTAAACGATGTGAGAACGAAGTTAAACATATTAAATTTAAACAAGGATATTATGTTGGTGATAAGATATCTGATCTTAAAGCAGCATTTAAAATAGGTGCAAGGCCTGTGTTAGTACGTACAGGATATGGCGAACAAACTATTAAAGAACTTAATAAATTTACTAATCAAAAGATAAAGAAAAAGACCATTGTATTTGATGATCTTTTATCATTTGCTAATTGGTTAGAATCTAAATATGCGTAGCACCAGTTTCTAATACTAAATTAAATGATAAACTAATACGGTCGTTATCAGTTTTATTTTCATTAACAGAATGATCTAAAAAGCTCGGCCACATTACTATTCTTCCTTCCTCAGGTTGATATCCAACTTCGTGTGCAAATGTTGATCCAATTGGGTTACATTTTAATGCTTTATTAGCATTTCTAAAAACTATATTGCCATCATTGCCGTTTGTTTTAAACCAGTATACTCCACTAACATGAGTAGTGCCATGATCATGTATGTGTGCATGTTGTCCTGTATTGGTCAATGTTAACCACGATGAAACAATTGCAGGACGATAACGTTCGCTTACGTTCATATGCTGCATATAGCATCCGCAATGGTGAATAATGGATTGTCTAACATTGACCATTTTTTCATTGTCTATTATAGATTGACTAAAGTCTCCCTTGTTAGACAATTGATGTGTACTAGAACCCCATTGTTGATTCTGTCCCCATTTGTCTTCTTTGTATAGTTTATCAACTGCTTGTTTAATATCCCATTGTGCATGTTCAAGTTCGCCGTCTGCTAACTTATGCGTATACAAGGGTGTTTCAAATAGTGGAAGTATTAGACCTTCTAATTTAGGCTCTAGCATTGTGTTCTACCTTTACTAACATTTGTGTTTTAGGAAAATACATATAATTAATTCCTGAATTATATAGTGTACGCATTGCATCTTCTATTGTTTCAACTAACGGTTCTCCGCCTAAATTAAAAGATGTATTAAACAATGCTGGTACACCTGTTTGTGATTTAAACTCATTAATTAAGTTATACCAATGTTCATTTGTTTCCTTAGTAACAGTTTGAATACGACAAGTACCGTCGACATGAATAACAGCTGGTATCTTTTCTTCCACACCTGGTTGACAATTTACAGCATACATCATACTTGGTGAATCTTCCATGCCTCGCAAATCAAACCAATCATGTACATCTTCTTGTAGTACTGATGCAGCAAAAGGTCTGAAGTATTCTCTTTTCTTAATTAAATTAACAAAATCCTTACCATCCGGCATTGTAGCATCAAACATTAAACTTCTATTGCCTAACGCTCTAGGTCCGTTTTCACATCGTTCTTGATATAGTGCTACAATGTTTTTCTTTCTAATAGTATCAATAACTTGTTTGTAATCAACATTGTATTCTATGGTACCATTATACTTACTAGCACATTCTACAATTTCTTCTTCTGTAATACTTTGTATAGGTCCTAAAAATAAGTTTTCGTTTTTAGGTCTAACTCTATCATCTTGTGTAAGCAAATGATAATGATATAATGCAGCTCCTATTGCGGTGCCTGCATCAGTTGAAATAGGTTCAACATATAGTTTAACATCTGCTGGCAAATGTTTTAAATAAAAATAGTTTGCTACACAGTTAAGTCCATAGCCGCCACTTATTACTATATTTTTATTACCTGTTTTTTCAATTGTTTTTAATATTAAATCAAGCACTAGCTGTTGAGATTCTGTTTGTACATTATATGCCATGTTTCTTCTTGATTGTAATAATGTTAAATCTTCACTATTAAGTAAATCTTCAATTTTTTGTATTTCTTCTTCCGAAGTATCATCGTTTATATTCGATAAAAGCTCGTTGGGGTTTTGTACTCGGTCACATAATTCTGGATATAGTGCATCATTTACTTTAGCACCATTTGGATATGTAGGCATTATAACATCTCTGTTTCCACTAATGCTATCATAAATTTTTGGCGCTTTGTTTGGTTCACCGTACGGAAATAATCCCATAGTCTTTCCGGCTTCAATACTGTGCCATCCACAAAACTGTGTTACAGCTTCGTATGCTTTAACTATACCAGCCTTATCATCTACTAATACTTCAATACCGTTATCATGATGTTCGGTTAGCCAAGGCCCGTTGCCGCCAAAGTGTTTGTATAATTCAACAAAGTTATCTGGGTATGATGCATGATACGCACTTTCAACTTCCCACATTGTCTGTCCGTCATGTCTAGTAGCGTATGTTCCAGCACCATCAACGATAATAACATTTGCTGTTTCAAACCCACTTCTATAAAATGCACAAGCCGCATGACTTCTATGATGTTGTTGCCAATACTCAACAACTTGGGGATGATTCTTAGAAGGATGTCCTCCTTCAATCAGTCCTATCTTTCTCGCTAATGAAGTATACGGATCTTCTGCTGTGTAGTCTGTAATGTTTTCATCAGCATGTGTATGTGATATAACTAAGAAATCAATCTTATCAGTGTACTCTAAAATTTTAATAATACTAGCAAAAGGAGTTCCGTCATATTTTGCTCTAGTAAGGCGTTCTTCTTCAATTGCAAATACTATCTCGCCATCTTTAAGAAGACACACACCTGCATTATGTCCTCGAGCAATACCTGCTATATAACCTGTTTGTGTTGACATATATTTTCCTTTAAGAAGTAGTCTTCTTAGTTCCTAATTTAGCTTTAACGTTACTTACTATCTTATTAATAGTTTTATCATCTAACTTCATTAAATATTCATTATTCTTTTCAATTCTAATATCGTAAGTCATGCGTATTGGAGAATACATTTTTTTCCCAATGCCATTGTCAATAATCTCTAAAGTACTACCGCTAGTATAAGATGTATTTTCTGGAAAAGTACTACCAATAACAACAGTACCCGGTTTTTCAATTGCGTGTGCAATATGTTGTCCTACACTATCACAACCTATGAAATAATCTGCAGCATGAATAATTGCTGTCCATTGTAGTAGAGTAATTTCTTCTGGAACAACCACTCCTTTTGGTAACCCGGGTATTTTAAGTTCACCCATCATTATAACAGCATAGTCTTTGTTTAATTCTTCAACTATTTGTATAATATCTTCAGTTTCAAATGATCTGCCGCTTTCGTCTATTATATAGTTGCCTTCTGCTTTTGCTGTAGATCCAAAAGGTTGAAATACTACAAACTTATCTTTTTTAGTATGACTGTTTATTTCTTGAAGAAGATTTTGTGCAACTAATACATCTGCTTTGCTAATAAACATATTGTAATCTTTGTCAGCAGGAACTTCTTCTGGCGGAGTATCATAATTAATTAACATATCAAACGCTTGTGAAAGATTGCATTTTTGATTAAAGTAAGCATTTAGTCTATATGGCTCAGGACTTATAACTTCTCTATCTCTTAATTTTTCTATTAGGTCTGACTGATCATGTGGATAAACATTATGCATTATTGCTTTGTTTAGTAAACATATTTCTAGCCATCCTTCTACAATAATTACTACTGTTGGATCAATATGTTTGATGTGATGTTCTAGTGCAGGAATAGCAGCTAATACCCTACCTGCGCCACCATTAATGTAAAATGCTTTTTTCATTAAAATTATAAATCCTCTTTGCTAATTTATAATATTTATAATGATGTTTTTTTGCTAGTGCATTAACTGGCTTACGTTAGGTCGTAAAAAAAGGCCTGTTGCCAAGCCTTTTTAAATTTAGTTATTAGTTATTAGTCACAACCATCTGGTAGCTGGTCAATTGCAGCTTGATCTTCGGCAGTTCTATCTGCAATCATAATAATATCAATTGCTTCGTCTTCAAACTCTACATCGCCGACAGCTTGTTGATCTGGAGATAATGGAAATCTAACTAACCAATTAGGTACAGCTGCATAAGTTACTGGAAAATCACGAAGTTTTTGTCTATATGTTAACCAGGCTTGTTTTACATCTTCTGGCATATCAGGTGCAACTCTTCCGTCACTTTCTAAAAGCATACCATCTCTAACACTTCTTATAAAGTCGTCGCTTCTGTTTTTGTATCTTTCATAATCTCTAAATTGTAGAGGTGCTGTATAATCTTCAACAATTTGTACTTCATCAAATATCATAATAATATCAGTTGGATCAGTAACTACTATACTAGGATCATCAGCAGGGCCAACACTAACTTCATATTCTTTTGGCGTCCAATGCGAATATAAAATCATAATTTTAATATAATCTTCATCTGTTTCGGGTACAAATTCAACTACTGTTTCGTCTA